CGTGGTCATTGTAGGCAAAGTCTGCTACGTAGGTGCAGAGCTTGGCTCCGTTGAGGACGCAGGGAAAACGGGGCTGTTGCTGAAGGTCGCTGATCTCGCCAACGCGCTGCAACAGGGACAGGTGATCGCAGCGCCTAGCCTCAGCTTTTGAACGGTGCTTATGGCCGCTAGCGCAAACGGTGATCGTGTTGCCGTGCTTGAGCCTGCGCCGCAAAGAGCCGGTTGGCGATGTTCCCCCCGCCATCGTCAGAGCAACCCGACAACAGCGTTCAGAACCTTGGGCAAGGTGATGAACACCGAGACGACGATTCCACCGAGAATGTAGAAGGCAATGTCGCGGGGAGAGCGCTTGACCTGGTGCCAATACCAGCGAGCGAAGCCGACTATCGAGTTGCCCATTTGGTCACTCCATCCGATACGCAGGAGCAGACAAAGGCAGCCAGGCAGATGACCGCCAGAACCGGCCAAAGAATGGCTATGGCAAGAGCGCCGAGAAGGTTCATGCGTTTTGCTCCTGCCAGCGCATCCATTTGCTGGTGGAGTTCTTGCCGCCCCATGACTTGCGTTTGCGATATGTTTCGCGAATTGAGTGACAAACGCGACACTCGCGAACGAGATAGATCTTGTCACCTCGCTTAACTTTACGCTCGAATGTGCTTTCGCTCGTCCTGAGGTGGCCTCGCTTGCAGTATCGGGCGCAGGGGACGCTCCTTTGAACGGTCTCGCTCATGCTGCACCTCGCAGTTCGTCAGCCTCGCGCACGATCGCGGTCAGGGCCGGGAGGTGGGGGCGAATGAGCTTGGCGATCGTGACCGTCTCGTTGTGGTCGCGCTGGCCGTCAGACAGGGCCTTGCAGATAGCCGAGCTGATCTCGCTCATGCCCGCTGCTACGTTGAGGTCATTGGCCGCATCGGCATGAAGTGGGGCGAGCCGGAAGCCCTTCGCGGCCAGCACTTCGTCAAGCAGCGTCGGGTCCAGATCCATTGCGTTGAGCAACAGGTCGAGCGACGGAAGGCTTTCCAGCGACAGCGCGTTGCGAATGTTTTGCTCGCAGCAACCGGCGGCCAGAGCGACCTCGTCGACACCGTTGGCGTTGACGGCGCGGTGCAGACCGGAAGCGACCAAGGACTTGCAACGATCCTTGGTGAGCCTGGTCCTTTTGCTAAGGAAAGTTCTGGCGTTCATACGCTACGCCTCCCGTCATGGTTGACTTTGAAATCACCCCGAAACACCGGCTCCGGAAAGCAGTCCCCGTTGGCGTAGTCGCCGCCCGCATCATTGCGGAGCTCAGGAAGAATGGTGCGCGTGATGGCGCGGTGGCCGAGGAAGGCGATCGTCCCGAGGGCGATTGCGACGGCGATGATCTGGTCCCCCGGCATGGTCAGGGCTCGCCGAGAACGTGGATCATTGCGCCACCTCCCGCGAAATCACGCGGAAGCGCGGTGACGAGCAGCGCGGCAATGTGATGGGCTCCGGCAGACTCCCAAGGTCGAAGTCGCCGTGAGCAATCTGTTCGATCGCGGTCAGCAGACGGGGGACGGGATGAAACCACTCCCCGTGCGACCGGCATTCCTGAAACAATGCATGGAAGCGCCGTTCCAGCGCAACATCGCCGTCGATAAGGGCGATGCATTCGAGCGGGAGCGGGGACCATGTTTGAAGGTTGGGCCCTCGCACGCCCCAATACTTCGCGTGGCCAATTTTGATGGGTCCGGCAAGACCGATTGGCTTCACGAAGTAAATCACGCCGCGATCCCGAAGAAGTCATTGGCAGTGACTTCACCCTCTGTGATCTCGGCGATCCTCAGCATCGTCTCTGGTTCTGGTTTACGCTCACCCTTCATGTATCGACGGACAGCTTCGGGGCTGCGGTCGATCATTTGCGCGAAGTCAAATCGCGTTATGCTCTTGGCTGTGAGATAGTCGCTTAGCTTCATCGCAACACCACTCTGGTTGCGATTGAGGCAAATGTCAACACCATTATGCAGTATAGCCGCGCCGGTTGTTAGCAGCCAAAAGGGCGTCGTGCTCGCATCCCGAATCTCTGGGAACCTTCGCCGTCTGCGCGAAGAACGTGGTTGGTCACGCCCGCAACTTGGGGCGCGTCTGACTCCGCCTACGTCCGGTCAACAGATCGAGAAGCTGGAAAAGGGCGACCGCCGGCTCACCGTCGATTGGATCGAGCGGGTGGCCAAAGCGCTCAGCGTCGATCCGGCTGAGCTCATTGCCAGCCAAGGCGAGCAGTTTACTCTGAGTGAACCAGTCGCAAATGAGGTTGCACTAACTCTGGCGCGGATAGCGCTCGGAGGCGGTGATCCATCCCCCTCGATCGTTGCAGATCTCGCCACAGTATTACTAGCGTTGAGCGAGACGTTCGCAAGGCATCCTCAAGCCCGACGCGATCCTGAAGTGGCGCGACCCGTAGTTGAGATTCTAGCTCACCGACGCGGATAGCGATTCGCGTGGCTGCCAAGCTCAGGAAGGTGGAAACTCCGCAGTCCTCCGCGTAGCTTTCCAAAGCGGCCATTTCTTGCGGCACCTTACTACCCTCCCCAACGCTACACGGCCCCTCCCCAGGCGACCAACTGAGCACGTTAACCGTAACTAGGTTTGCTGCAAGCTGAATGTCGTTGAGCGTAACGACGCGGCCAAGTGTTCGCATTTTGTTCTTTTACAGCAACGCACTGGTTGTAGGAAAGTGTCAGACATTTAATTTTTCACCCGATACATTTTGGTGTTGACAGTGACACCAGTTCGGTGTTTATGGCTCCAACGGACAACCGATGGAGCTTATGGTGGCGACAGATATTGCAGACCTGATTGCGCGGTGGGACTCTGGCGAAGGCAAGCCATACAAGGGGTCGCTCATCGACTGGTCGGCTTACGAGGCCGACAACTCCAACATCGGTTGCATGTGTGCGCAGGGTCAGGTGCTTCACCTGCTCGCCGGTTGGTCGCCGGAGAAGCTGCGCAACACCGATCAGGATGACGCTGATCGGGAGACGGCCAAGCGCCTCAATATCTCGGTAGCACATTCCATCCTGCTACGCACCATCAATGACAAGGCTGATGGCGCTCCGTCGATCGTCCTGACCAACCCCGAAAAGGTGCTTGGTGATCAAGCACAAACCATTCTCGCATTCTGGTTTTACCTCGACAGCATGACCGACGAACAGTGGGCCGCCGCGAGGGACGCCGCGAGGGACGCCGCGAGGGACGCCGCGTGGGCCGCCGCGAGGGACGCCGCGAGGGACGCCGCGTGGGCCGCCGCGTGGGCCGCCGCGTGGGCCGCCGCGGGGGATGCCGCGTGGGCCGCCGCGTGGGCCGCCGCGAGGGCCGCCACATATGCAGCAGCTTATGCCTGCGGCGAAATCCAGGGCGCTCGCATCATGCGCGAGAAGGGTCAGTCGTTCTTCTTCCTGCCACTGTTCGGGTTTGCTGGGCCGGAAGCAATTCCGCCGCTCCCTGCTGATTACGGGAGGGTCGCATGACCGCCTCAATCCACGATCTCTTCCCCATCGGCCCGCGCTCGGTCGATCAGGAGCGGGAGGGCGCCCCCTTCCTTCCCGCCCCTACATCCTGCCCGCCGATCGATCTTGAGCGCGCTGCGAGGGCAACCCGCGATGCTGGGATGCAACAAGCGCTGCGGCCGCTAGTCACCGGTATCCGCCCCGTTCGCGAGCCGAAGCTGTGGACCGGCGATGAAATGCTGATTGTGGCATGGGGCTCGTTCATGGTCGGCTGTCTCGTGACGGTGCTGGCAGCGTTCCTGTGGGGGGCGGCGCTGTGAGCGCGATTGCCGACAAGCTGTGTGAAGCGCGGGCGCTGATTGAGCGCGGGTGGTGCCAAATCGATCAAGCCCGTGATGCGCTTGGCCGCGATTGTGACCCGCATGACCCAAAGGCCGTTTGCTGGTGTGTGTATGGCGCATTCAACGCGGTCGATGCGCCCAATGAGGCTCTGAAGCCATTGCAGCTCGCGACTGGCGAAATCCTGCTTGCAAATTGGAACGACGCTCCCGAGCGCACCCAAGCCGAAGTCCTAGCCGCTTTCGACAGAGCAATCGAGCTTGTGGAGCGCGACCAGTGAGCCTCCCCTTCGCAGAATGCCCGGTTTGCTGGGGCTACATCATCGAAGGCACGCTCAAGCGCACGGGTATGACGCTGAGCAGCCGCTGCCGCTGTCATGATGAACCGTGGGAACAGCGTGTCGAGCAAGAGATTCGCGAGCGTCAGGCGCAGCCGCTTCCGGATGAACACCTAACCGCAACAGTCGAACGCGAGCTGCGAAGCACGATGCAGATGCAACTGAGGGCGGCGGCGGCATGACCCTGCACGTTCTCTCGCTTTT